TCTTTCCAAGGTGTATTAATTAAGAACGAAACATAAGGTAATTTATCATGAAAGTCGGATCTAAAGTATCTTGGAACTCATCTGGTGGAACTGCTAGTGGTATTGTACGTCAAATAGTAAGAGATGGAACAGTACCTAACATACCAGTCAAAATAACAGGCACAAAAGAAGAACCTGCCGCACGTATTGAAATAACTGACGATAAAGGTAAGCCTACAGGACAAATGGTAGGGCATAAATTATCTACTTTACGTAAAGCACAATATGCTAACGATATATTTACTACGGAGCCTGAAGCTATCTCTAGATCTATGGATTTAGGACTTGGTGGAGCTACTCATGTATCTGACTACAATGGTCAAGCCGTATACATGCCAGCAGAGAGCCATGAGGCGTATCTAGCCCACTACGAGGGTACTGAGCCTATGGAAGAAGCTAAAGCCCCCTCAGCAGACCGTATAGAGGCTCTCAGGGTCATTGTACAAGAGATCATGAAGACTGAATTTGCTAAAGCTGATTATCAAGGTGAGAAAGTCACTTTAAACAAGCCTAGACGTATCAAAGGTGGCAACAAGAAGTTTGAAGTCTTCGTACAGTCTGGCGGTAAGGTTAAGAGAGTTACATTCGGTGACCCTAACATGGAAATTCGTCGAGATGATCCTAAAGCTAGAGCTAACTTTAGAGCTAGACATAATTGTGATAGTAAGAAAGATAAGACGACTGCTGGTTACTGGTCTTGTCGTATGTGGCAAGCTAATACATCGGTGGGTGATATGACTAAAGCAATAGAAGGTAAGATCCTTAAGACTGACGACGAACAACGATTAGTCTATGGTTGGGCTTCAGTAGTAACCGAAAAGGGTGAAGCTGTAGTAGACCGACAAGGGGATGTTATAGAAGCTGGAACTCTTGTGAAAGCTGTTAATGAATTTATGGAGCATGTGCGAGTCGGCAAGGCTATGCACACAGGGGATCAAGTAGGTGTCGTTGTACACTCACTCCCGATCACTAAAGAAATTGGTGATTCTCTAGGTATCCAGTCTGACCGTGAAGGATGGGTTGTCGCTTACAAAGTATTCGATGATGATGTCTGGGCAATGGTGAAGTCTGGTGAACTCGCCGCGTTCTCTATAGGTGGACGTGCTATTAAGGAGGAAATCTAACTTGCCTAATCTCCTAAAAAACTTGCACCTTGAAGAACTTTCCCTAGTGGATCGTCCAGCCAATGCACAGGCAATGGTTAGCCTCTTCAAGCGTGACAATTCCTTTGAAGGTATTAATAAAATGAATGAAGAAATGGAAACCAAAGTAGCCGCTTACATGAAAGACAAAGGTTGTGGTCGCGCAGAAGCGATGAAAGCCCTTGGATATAACATGGAAAAAGCTGAAGAAGTTGTAGAAGAAGTTGCTGAGAAATCAGAAGCAGAAGAGGTTAACCCTCTAGAAGCTGAGATAGAAACTCTCAAGGCTGAAAATGAAACACTTCGTAAAGGTCTTATAGACAATGGCTACGTTATAACTGCTGATGCAATCGAGAAGAAAGCTGAAGTAGAAATGATGGACATAGAAGGTGAGATGGTAGCTAAGTCTGACATCCCTGCACCAGTCCTAAAAGCTCTTGAAGCGGCGGCTTTAGAAAAAGCTGATGTTGCTCTAACTAAGAGTGCTGAAGAAGCTCTACCAAACTTTGATATAGCTGTAGCTAAATCTCTAGTAGAGAAATTCGCAGAAGAAGAAAAAATCATGGAAGCACTAAAGGCGTGTGACGCATCTATTGGCGCATCTATGGAAGAATTTGGTAAGTCTGATGTAGATGGTGAGTTTGCCTCATCTTCCGACAAACTAGATAGTCTTGTAAAGTCCTACATGGACGAAAACCAATTAAAGAAAAGTGAATACGCAAAGGCTTACGCTGTTGTAGCTAAGACTGACGAAGGTAAGTCACTTATTAACAAAACCTACAAAGGGGAATAATCATGGCGGTAATGCAGTCTCGTGACAACCGTACTTTCATCGCTGGGGAAGACTTATCTTCAGCACAATTCAAATTCGTAACTCTTGAGTCAGATGGTCAAGTAGACCTAGCTGATTCTGCTGGCGAAAACGCTATCGGTGTTTGCATCGTAGGCGCAGGTGCTGGTAAAGCTGTAACTGTAACCGTTTCTGGTTCAGTCATGGTTACTTGTGGTGGCACTATTGCCGCTGGAGCCGCTGTACAGACAGATGCTTCTGGTGATGCTTTAACAGCCGCAACTGGTGACGTTATCTTAGGCTATGCCCGTGAAGCTGGTGTAGATGGACAAATCATCGAAATAGAAATGATCCAAGGTGGCAACTTAGCGGCCTAAATCAGCATTTTAAAGGAATAACATAATGCCATTATTAACTCCCTCTTCAGTACATATAGATCAGCCGTTATCTAATTTAACGCTTGCTTATGTACAAGAACAAACAAACTTTATCGCTGACAAAGTATTCCCAACAGTGGGCGTACAATCTCAGTCAGATAAATATTATATCTATGACCGTGCAAACATGAACCGTACAGGTGATGTTAAGAAATTAGCACCACGTACAGAAGTTAACCGTATTGGGATGGCTCTTTCAAGTGCCGCTTACTACGCTGACGTTTATGGTTTAGGAATGGACTTCGACGAGCAAACACTTGCTAACGAAGACTCAATGTTAGAAATTCGTTCTGCTGGTGCAGAGACACTGACAAACCGTCTGTTAATAGATCGTGAGGAGCGTTTCGCTTCTACATTCTTTAACGCTGGTGTTTGGACAACAGACGTTACTCCATCTAACTTGTGGTCAGACTACACGAACTCTACGCCTATCTCAGACGTAACTACAGGTCGTCGAACGATGCAACTTAAGTCTGGTGGATTTAAGCCAAACACAATGGTTGTAGGTAAAGAAGTACGTGACGTATTAATTAACCACCCAGACATCTTAGCTCGCTTAAACGGTGGAGCAACTGTAACAAACACTGCTTTGATCACAGATGCTAAATTAGCTGAGATCTTTGAAGTAGAAAACTTCTATGTAATGGAAGCTGTGAAGAACGGTTCTGTAGAAGGTGTTGCGGAAAGCAATGCATTTATCGGTGGTAAGAACGCTCTGCTAGTACACACACCTCGCTCATCAGGTCTTATGACACCTGCGGCTGGTTTAACATTCGCTTGGAACAATATCCCAAGTGTAAACAACTTAGGTGTTACTGTAGAATCTTTCTCAGACGATGCTCTTAAGCGTCAGCAAGTTGCAGAACATATCCAAGTGAAAATGGCATACGACATGAAAGTCGTCGGTGCTGACTTGGGTTACTTCTTCGAAGCAGTAATCGCTTAATATACATATAACATACTGGTGAACCCTGAGCTTAGTTGCTTGGGGTTGCACCCAAATAATAAAAGAACATAATAATATCCTAATAACGGAGTAGTCCTATGCACCCATCATACTTGGGATGGCAGGTTGATTGGCCTGTCTTTATAAAAATGCCTGTTAGCGCAGACAATCGAGATTGGAAACGTGGAGAACATTTTAACTGGTTAGAGCGAGGTTTGCATCAAGATAAAGTTGCAATACTATACGCTTCTGGTTACTTGTACCACAATGAAGAATTAGTAGTTCAGACAAAGGTTGGAGATAGGCTATCAGAGTTTTCTGGTAAGCAACTTGAAACACTTGTGAACTTACTCAACAGCGAAGTTAAGAGTAGAACCTCTAGCACATCAGAGTTTAATACTAAGAAGTGTAAGAAGTCAAAGATAGACGATAAGCAACGAGGTCTTATTCGTCGGTTCTTAAATAACAATCGCTGGATAACAGAAGATTACTATAAAATAAGAGATAACATTCTCGGAGAATAAACAAAGGGGACGACTAAATGGCTTGGTCTTACGATCCAACGGATCTAAACACAACTACGGCTTCTGGTCGTCTCAATACAGTACGACTATTAGTTGGTGATACTGACACGACTGACCAGCAAGTACAAAATGAAGAGGTTACTTTCTCTCTAGGGGAGAATGGTGACAACGTATATTATTCTGGGGCTTGGATTGCTAGAGCTATAGCATCTAAGTATTCTAGGAAAGTAAACACAGAACTTAGTGGAGCTTTAAAAGCTGACTACTCTGACTTAGTTACACACTACAACTCACTAGCAGACAACTTAGAGTATCAAGGTAAAACTTCAGGTGCTTCGGTAGGGGTACTAGCTGGTGGCATTACTAAGAGTACAGTAGAAGCTGTAAGACAGAACACTAACCGCATTGAAGGCTCTTTCCGAAGAGATAGATTTAAAAACCCACCAAGCTACCAAACACCTGAATACGAATAGAAGGGGAGTAACATATGTCTTTTAGAGCATTTGACTTACTCAAGTTGGTTGAAGATTTTGGTGAAACACTTACACTACGTAAAATTACTACGGACGGTAGTTATAATCCAGCTACAGGATCTGTAGTAGGTTCATCTACAACTGACTATAGCTTCACTGGTTACTTCTATGATTACTCTAGTTCTAACCCTGAAGAAGTTATTAGAGGTGTACGTAAGTGTGTAGTACCTTACCTTGGTGTAGGTATAGATCCATTCCCTGACGACTTAATCATAGGTAATGGTGACACAGTTAAAGTAACAAGAGCAGTATCTATATTCTCTAACGGTGTCGCTATGTGTTACATATGTGACGTACAGGAGTAGGTTATGAGATCTACAGTTAAAGTAAATACACCTATATCAAAAAAGATGAGAAAGATTGACGATCTTATTGAAGACGGGGTTAAAGAGAGACTGCAAAGTATAGCTAGGACTGCTGTAAACTTATCTCCAGTTGATACTGGTGCTTATGTTACGTCATTCTCATATTCTGTTGGCGCAGGTAGACCTAGAGGTAAGTCTTCAGATAACAAACCTAAAGGTCAAAACCCAGAAGCTAAGAGACAAGAGGGTTTAAACAACCTTAACTCTGATATAGCTAAGATAACTGACTTCGATACTAAGAGTACTATTGTATTTACTAATGGTTCTCCTCACGCTAGAGATGTTGAACATGGTGGACCTAAGTGGAGAAAAGCTGGATATAAAGTGTTCGCACAGATAAGGAATATTTATGGCTAGTATACACAGTGACATACGTGCCGCACTTGAGACACACATCTCAAACACGGCTAACCTACCAGATATTGCCTATGAGAACGTAGCATTTGACCCGACAACAGGTACTAGCTTTATTAGGGTACAGTACCTACCTACTTTAAATAGACCTGCTGTACGAGGCTTAAATCCTCAACTCAGGTATCAAGGTGTTTTTGCTGTTACAGTATTTGCACCAGAAGGTAATGGCCCGTCAACCGCAGACGACTACGCTAATAAAGTTATAAACGCTTTTGCGGCTACTACTGACATATCGTTTACTAACGCACAATCAGAAACAATTAAATTATCAATCGACTATGCTGAAAGGCAACAAGGTTTGATTGACAGCCCTTGGTACTACGTTCCGATTAATATCGGGTGGTACATTTATAAATAACTAGGAGAATACATCATGGCCTTTGCACAGGGTTCACGCTCCAGCCTGTCTTACATAGTCGAAAGCACTTTCGGTACGACACCTGCTGGCAACTTTACTAACCTTCCTTTCAGCACACATTCTTTAAACTTAACTAAAGACCGTGTAGCTGGTAACGATATCCAAGCTGACCGTATGCCTCGTGTAGATCGCCACGGCAACAGACAAGTAGCTGGAGATATTGTTGTAGACCTAAGAGACGGTGACTACGACGAACTATTAGAATCAGCTATGTTAAATGCTTGGTCAACTAACGTACTTAAAGTTGGTACAACACCAAAGTTCTTATCTATAGAAGACTATGCCGCAGACATTGATCAAGCTAGACTATTTACAGGTTGTTCAGTTTCCACTATGGCTATTTCCCTCGCCCCTAACCAGATGGTAGCAACTACCTTCGGTATGGTCGGTAAGAACATGACTATAGGTGCTACTGAGAAGACACAAGATGACGCTTCTGGAGCCGCACCATTTGATGCTTACTCAGGTGACATTGGTATTGGTAACGTAGGTGGAGCATCTAATGTAGCTATCGTAACTGCTTTAGACTTCACTCTAACTAATTCCTTCGCACCTACCTTCGTAATCGGAGATGATAGCGCACCATCATTAGAGTATGGTAGAGCAGAAGTTGAAGGTACACTAACAGCTTACTTCGAGGATGCGGCATTAATTAACCGTTTCCTTAACGAGACAGAGACAGAGATTGAAGTATCAGTTAACGATCCTACAGGAACTAACGCTTATACATTCCAGTTCCCTAAAGTAAAAATAAACAGTGCTGATGTTGGTGTAGATGGACCTACAAGCCGAATGATTAGCATGTCTTTCGTTGCTCTATATGACGCAACTGAAGCAACTAACTTGAAGATCACACGACCTTCATAACGTAACACCTTAGCTAAGGTTAGTGGGGACTTCTGAGTCGGGTCGGAAGTTCCCACACTTATATACACTACCCGATATTCCCCCGAAAGGAACTCGACATGGATTTAATGAATTTAAAACCTACAAGTGATATTGTAGAAGTTACACTTAAGCATCCCAACACTGGTGCTATACTTAAGAATGACGATAAGACTGATATGACGATTATTGTAAACGCAAGTCATTCTAAAGAGTATAAAGCACTAATGCATGAACAGACTAATAAACGTCTTAAGGCTATGCAAGGTAACAAGAACACAGAGATAACTGCTCAAGATATGGAAGAAGCAACACTTAATATGTTATCCAAGATAACTTGTGAGTGGAACATAACATACAACAAAGAGCAACCCAAACTTTCCATCGCTAAGGCTAAACAGATTTACGATGAAGTATTTTGGATTAAGGATCAGATTGAGGAGGCACTTGCAGACTCTCTGGATTTTACGAAAGCCTAACTCATCAGTTATGCGAATGGGCTGAACATCAGTTTAAGCTCAATCAGCCTGATGAGAACGGCACTACAGAACGTGAACATTTAGAACAAGTAGAAAGGCAGATTGGACGTAGACCTGAAGCACTGGAACCCCCGACACATTTTCCACCGCTTATGGCACATGTCTGGTCTGCCTTTATTACATTAAACAACACTAGAACTGCTGGATTCTCTGGCCCTAACCCGATAACTTATGAACAAATTAAAGCATGGAAGGAACTGACTGAGACACCTATTTCCCCTTGGGAGATAAAAGCAATTAAACGTGTCGATACAGTTTATATGGGTATAGCTAATGGATGATTTAAAGTTTATAATTGGTGTTGACGATAGAGACTTAATTAGAGCGCAAAAAGAACAGAGAAAGTTTGAGCGTAATCTAATTACTATAGAACAAGCCTTTCGTAAGGGAGACATTACAGCAGGTCGCTATACAGCAGAGTTAAACAAACAAGCTAAACAGTTATCAAGGCTTGGTGGATCTTACCAGACTGCTAATTCTGAAGTAAGAAAGTTTTCATCTCAACTGAGACAAGCTAGTGATGCAAGTTTATCACAAGCATCTAACATGGCTTTTGCTGGTAAGAATGTAAACCGACTAGGTATGCAGATGCAACAAGCTGGTTATCAGGTAGGTGACTTTGCAGTTCAGGTACAAGGTGGGACTAATGTTATGGTCGCCCTTGGACAACAGGGTGCGCAGTTATTAGGTATCTTTGGACCTGCTGGAGCTATAGCAGGTGCTGGTTTGGCTATCGGTACTGCATTAGTTGCACCCTTAATGAAGGGTAGAGAAGCCGCTAAAGACCTTACTGCCGAGATTAAGAAACTTGGCGAAGAGTTAACTCTTTTACAGTCTGGTGCTGAAAGTCAACTTGCTCTAGAAAGAGCTAGTAAAATAGCTGAAGTTGAAGGTAAGATCTTTGACTTAAAGAATAAGACTTATGATACCACCCATATGACTTCAGAGTTACAAAAAGACTTTGAGAAGGATATAGCCGCCGCTAAGAAAGCTGATGAAGATAGACTTAAAGTATTGCAAGATGAGCTTAACTCTCTAAGAGAAAAAGCTAAAGCTATACAAATAAACAAAGACTTGATTGGCAGTGAAGTATTAGAAGCTGAAAACTTACATAAAAATCAAGTACAAGCTAATAGAGATAGACTAGCACAAGAGAAATTACACTTAGAAGAGTTAGCTAAAATATCAGAAGCTGAACTTTTACTTGGTCAACAGATGGTTGATGTAGCAGGTAATGCCGCTAAGATCACTAGAGAGTTAGAGTTAAGTAGAGAAGCGGCTATGAAGGCCGCAGATGAGTTCGTTATACTACAAGGTCTACGACAAAGGTTTGCTGGTGAGGACGCTCTTATGGGCATGTCACTAACACCTTCAAAACAAAAAGGTCCAGACCCAGCAGAAGAAAAGAAAATAAAACGCCTTGAAGATGCTAGACAAAAGTTATTAGATAAATTAAAGTTGTCTACACAAGAGCAATTAGTTATCCAAGGCCTTAAGGACAGAGAACTTCTAGTTGCTGAACAGTTTAACGAAAAGTATAAGTTACAGATAGAACTAGAAAAACTAGGTATAGAGTATGGTAGCGCAAGATACGATAGGGCTTTAGAACTATTAGATACTCAACAAGAGAGTGTACGAATAGCTTATGATCAATTAGAAGCAGAGAAGAAGTTAGCTGAAGAAAAACAGAGACAAGGTGAAATAATTGAGTCAATAGGTGGTATTATAGGTGACGGTTTCATTTCTATGGTAGAAGGTACTGAATCAGTTAAAGATGCTTTCAAGAGTATGGCTAGAGCTATAATAAAAGAACTCTATCAAGTACTTGTTGTACAGCAAATGGTCAATGCCGCTAAAGCCGCTTTCGGTATACCTGTACCAAATGCTAACGGTAATGTTTTTAGTTCTGGTAGTATACAACCCTACGCTGATGGTGGAGTAGTTAATAGTCCTACTACATTCCCTATGACTGGTGGTAAAACTGGACTAATGGGAGAAGCTGGACCTGAAGCTATCATGCCTCTTAAGAGAGGTGCTAACGGTAAGCTAGGAGTACAGATGGAAGGTGGAGCTACAACTACTGTCGTACAGAACTTTAACTTCTCTGCTAATGGAGATGATAGCGTTAAGAGAATAATAGCTCAAGCGGCTCCTAAGATTGCTCAAATGACTAAATCTGAGATCATAAATGATCGTCGTAGAGGCGGCACAATGAAAGCTACATTCGGTTAGACTTATAAGGAAT